AGATGCGGTTACACTGGATAACGCAGTTGAGATATTTGCAGATCATGTAAATAAAATCCCAATCAAGACTATTATTCAAGCAACAGAGATTTTTCAGCAGGAGTTAAGAAAATGAAACAAGTAATTAAAGAAGCAAATGCACGTCCTATAAAAATTTGGACGGATGAAGTTGAAGACTCTGCATTAACGCAATTAAAGAACCTATCTAGACTTCCATTCATTGCAAGCAATGGTGTTGCATGTATGCCGGATGTACATGCTGGTATTGGTTCTACTGTTGGCACTGTGATTGCTACAGACAAGGCAGTTATACCTGCTGCTGTTGGTGTAGATATTGGGTGTGGAATGAACGCGGTCCGATTGTCTTTAAAAGCATCTGATTTGCCTGAAAACTTAAAGCCTTTGCGAGATGAAATTGAACGCAAGATTCCTCTAGGTGTTGGCGGCGCACACGATCACAGCACCGATATTGGAGAAATTACACAAGAACTACATAAATCAGTGATTAACCCTGTTTTTAAAGGAGATTTAAATAAATTCCATGCAAAAGCAGCAAGTCAAATGGCATCACTTGGTAGTGGAAATCATTTTATTGAAATTTGTCTTGACGAAAATCAAGATGTATGGGTAATGCTACATTCCGGCTCTCGTGGAATTGGAAACATGATTGGTTCTCATTACATTGAGATTGCTAAACGCAATATGGAAAAGTTTTTTATCTCTTTGCCGGACGATAATTTGGCTTATTTTCCAGAAAATACAGAAGATTTTGAAAGCTATATGTGTGCTGTTGGATGGGCGCAAAACTATGCTTTTGAAAATCGCCGCCGCATGATGATTTATGTAATTGAAGCAATGCAAGGAATAATTACAAAACCTTTTACTATCACACAAGAGGCTATTAACTGTCACCATAATTATGTAGAGCGTGAAAACCATTTCGGTAGAAATATGTGGGTTACACGAAAAGGTGCAATTAGAGCTAGAAAAGGCGATCTAGGAATTATTCCGGGTTCAATGGGTCAACGCAGTTATATTGTTCGAGGAAAAGGAGATTTACAGTCTTATTGCTCTTGCTCTCATGGCGCTGGACGTGTTATGTCACGCGCAGAAGCAAAGAGAAAATTTAGCTTAACTGATTTGATTGAACAAACAAAAGGCGTTGAGTGTAGAAAAGATGAATCTGTAATTGATGAAATTCCAGCTTCATACAAAGACATTGATACTGTTATGGCAAATCAAACTGATTTGGTTGAGGTTGTTCACCAACTAAAACAAGTTTTATGCGTCAAAGGCAATTAAAGTTAAGCTAGGCGGCAACTGCGGTCACTTTCGCTATGGGCGGCATGCCATGTCGTTAGCCTTTCCATAACATCCCATAGGATTGGGTTTCCAGTGTCGTACAAGACAGCCGCCTAGCACCTTACCAGCCTATTGGCATTTTTTGGAGATTGAAATGAATGAACAAAACTATGGATATTTGAGAGCATCAATTGCCTATAAGGCATATCAGAATATGGCTGAAAATCTTGACGAAGAAGGCTTGTCTGGTCATTCTTTGAAATTTGATGATCTTGACGAAGGCACTAAGCAATGCTGGATTGCCGCGGCAGAATCCGTCCATACTCATTCAATTGAGCCATTTGTTAAAGCTTTGTGATATACTTTAACTTGAATCTGAATCCCGGCTAGTCTGGATAGTAGGTTTCAACCGGGGAGCTTATGCTCCCCTTTCTTTTTGTTCATTGGCACCCAAAAAGAAAGCCCCTACACCGAAATGTAAGGGCTAAATCCATGAAGATGGACAACAGGAGACTTCAACGAAACTAATAGACACTCCAGTTTGAGCATCGCCTTGTCAGGCCAGCATTACCGGGAATCCCCAGAATTCTAGGCTTGGAGTGCTAATAAAAGAACTATATCACACTAAATCAATTGTGCCTCAAACTCACGGCGCAAAGTTAATCCTTTCAAAACTCTGCCGCCTGCTTTGTTCCATTTGCGCAATTCATCTGGTACGCTATTCCAATCACCAGCATTGATTCTTTTTCTCAACGTGCTAGACCTTAGCGCACCTACACCAAGATTAAAAGCAAAATCAACTATTGCAGCGAGTCTATCATCTGAATCAATTTTTGGGCAAAGCTGGATTACTGTTGGCATGTATTGATTTTTAATCATACAAAGCAAAAGTTCATTTGCACGTTCTTTTGTTATTGGACTGTCTTGCAATGTTACTCGTGTTCCATTTTCGTAGTATGTAGCCCCGTATCCAATCGTAGGAACTCCGGCAGGGCATAAATATGGCGTGAGATAGCAGCCCTCAAAACGACGGGCTAGAGCAGCGGCAATCTCAACGGCGCTCATTTTCCGCGCTTTGCAAGGTTACGGTCTGCCAAATAGATGCCAAGTGCAGCACTGGCTACAGATGCGGCAAACTCGCTTAGAACAATCAATCGAAACTCGGACATGGTAATCATTGCAATTGCCCATGTAGCCGTTCCCGGACGTATTACAGCACTCCATGCGTCAACCCATAAAACACCCGTTTTCACTGCCGTAGCTTTGATAGCCTCAAGCCAGCCATTCGCCTCAATCTCTGAAATATTGGCCTCTGCTTGGACTTGGATTGTCTTAACACCTAATTCAGATTGAACGCGGATAGCCTCAAGGTTTCTGGCATGTTGTGCTGCGTCTAATTCAGCTTGCAACCTCATGCGCTCTAATTCTTGTTGGTGATCTTGCTTTTTGGTTAGCCATGCTGAAATTTCACCCCAAAGCATGCGAAATACTGATCCACCAAAAAAGGAGATAAGTGCGCTAATCATTCAATCCTCCATCCAGTAATCAATACTGTTGTAAATAAGCAAAAACACGGAAAGGATAGCTAGCAGTCCTAAGACTGAGAGAATCCATAGCGTGTGTAAAGCATTCATGATTTTCATTTCAGCGCATTAAGCAAAAGCGACACTGACTCTAAATCTTGTTTTGTGTATTCTGATTTTGGCTTGTTTGCAAGCTCATACAGCTTTTGCTCTATTTCTTTGTAGTTTGATGCTTTGAATGAGTCGCTAGAAATGCCACCATACTTTTGTGAGGCGGCTCTTATTAAAGAGCCTTCACCACTGCCAAGAGCAATATTTAGTGCATCACCAACCTTTTTACCAATTGAACGATCTACTTTAACTCGATCAGCCAAAGGCAGACCAATACTTTTTACTTCTTTCAGCATTTCTTCAAACGTTGCACCCGTGTGTGGGTCAACAGAATAATCTGCGCCATGCACATTTCGGTGGTCGCTAATTCTTACTTTGTACGCGTCCCCGGTTGATGGATTGTCGAACATAAAATACCGCGCCGGGGATATGTTGCTTTTATCGTATGCGTAATCAACATTAGCATCGTCTAGTAATTTACCAAATCTGTTTGACAGCTTTTCAACATCTGATGCTGTTTCAGGTATTTGCCCTCGCCCTTCAATTCGCAGCATTCCAGCTTGCCGGTTCATTGTTCTAGGCGCTGCAAGGTTTGCGCCGTATTGATTCAGCATTTTTGCTGCGCCCGCTGCGCCTTGTTTAGTTGCCAGCAATGAGGATAGTAATCCCAAGGTTTCCCCCGCTACTTTTGGCGCTCCATTCTGTATGGGAGGTGTTAGGCCAACTTGCTCCATCCAGTCGCTACCCATTACGGGCTTTGGCCCAACTGGTACGCCAGCTTTTCTCAAAAGCCATGCAGCTACGTCAACAGGCCCGCTTACATTGGATGCAATGGTGTTGCTTGCTGATTGCGCTAGGTCGCCTGCGTTCTTTTTTAAGTCACGCTGGAACTGTTCATCTTGCAGTATTTCCAGAAGCGATGCCATGATTCATTCTCCACAATTTCCATGCTGTTGCTACACAATAGATAGCAACACCAAATCCAAGACACATAAACGAATTTTCGTGCCTATTTACCCCTGACGCAATAGCGCCTATTGATGTTACAGCCATTCCTATTCGCTGCAATAGTGTGTCTTTGAACTTGCACGAAAGCACGCCAACAATACAGGCCGATGCTACGCAAAGCATAGCAAGCATAAAGACCATACATTACCTCTTAAAAAACTTTTCAATGAGGCCGTTTGTAATTCTTTTGATCTCAAGAGTTGTTATCCCTTCGTGAACTTTTGCGACTATCGCCATGCCGAATAAACCAATCAGAAACCCGACAAGCCCGACAGATTCGCTCATGTGGATTAGTCTTGCAACGTAGTCGCTTGAATAGTATGACAACACCGCACCGCCAGCAGACATAGAAAGTCTTTCGGGAAGTGTGCCATTGATGAAGTTAAGCGAAACCAAAGCACCAGCGACAGAAGCGCCTACTTTTGCAATAGTTGGGTCAACGTCTGCCGCCATAATCACCTCAAGAATAGTAAGTTGCTCGCGGCGACGCCGCATGTAATCGCGTTGGCCGCAACGCGCCCTTCTTTGGGTACTTCGTCACGCTGAAGAATCCATGCAAAACCAGCTTTGAACGCGATGAAAGGTAGCCAGCCATGCGACATAAGCCCCTTCATTAACGGGTTTGATTCAACCCCCGCGCCGCTTGTGATCGCAATTTTTGTCGTCACCACATCCGCAGCTTGACAAGCCACAGCCGTGTTTTTACTCTCAAGCGTTGCGCAGCCTGAGAGCAGAATGGCAATGGCAATAATGATGGCACGCATATTAATTCACAGATCGGCAAGTCTCAAACCAATTTGTACCATCATGGATAAAACTGATTGTTGTGTTAATCGCACCAGTCAGATTACCAGCCATACGAAGGTTTGTGCCATCAACTAAGGTCGTATTTGCATTACCAAACATCACTGTCAATCGTTGACCAGTTTTTCCACCTGCAATACTTGTTACATTTGTTGCTGATGAATTGTTGAACATCACTAAATCTTGAAGACCGGGAAGCGTAGGTGTTGCGCTGTTGTCGCTAATCATCGTCGGGAACGCTGAGTAATACAGAAGCGTGTTCTGCATGAAGTTCTTTTGAACTGTCCCGCTAATGTCGCCACCCAAGAGATTGACAATACACCCTGCTGTCTGTGTTAATGATGTGTAACGCACATTAAAGAGATTTGCCGCTGTACTAGCGCCGATTGTTATTGCTTGCACTTCACTTTGCGCGATGCTGAAATTGCGCACCGTGCCAGATGTCAAGATTGAGCCACCTTGAACACCACTCAACGAGCAGTTGACGGATGTTCCATTCAAGACAAAATCAGCACCATCCGTAGGCGATGCGTTGGTGTTTTCAAAGTGGGCACCGAAGAACTTCGGATTACACCCGGTTGAGTATACGAGAGACTTTGTGAAATACCCTTGGAACGTGACCCCGTAAAAGTTTGCTTCAAACAGTGTTGAGCCACCTGTTCCTGACGTTGTATCAATCTCAATTGCTCGTTGAATCGTCCCCGCGCCGGATGACCCGACAACTTCCACGCCATGCCAATTGACCGCATTGCAGGCATACTCAACACGAATACCCACAGTAGCAGATTGGTAGACTTTCAGGCTTTGAATTCTGGATGTCTGGAAGTTTGTGCCCCAAAGTCCATATGCCCAACGTCCTGAACCAGATGCAGTAATGTTAACGCTTTCAATTTCGTCATTACTTGCGCCAAGTGTTTTATTGCTGATATTGATCGCCTTGCCACCGCTTGCATTTGACGTGCGAATTTGCAAATCAGCTAAACGGTATTGCGCATAGTTTGCCGAAACGACAATACCATCAGTCGCCCCCGTGAAATTGATAATGCTCGATTCTCGGCCTTGCCCCTGCAATACACAATTATCCGGTACTACCACAGCAGCAGAACTATTTGAAGTGCCAGCAGGAATGGTAACAGTTCCGCCGCCATTTGCAGCGACAAGATTTAGCGCGGCAGTGATAGCGGCGTTGTCGTCTGTGCTTCCGTCTATCTTTGCTCCTGCCATCGTCGTATCAATATCAATGGTATTGACGCGAACCCATACGCCATTTGTTCCAGAAGCAGTTTCACCAGTGCCAGCAAGAAACGCAGACAGAGACTGAGAACCAACGCCCGGAACAGTAGGGCTGATTACTGTGATGCCGTTGTGTGTTGACTTTGCCTTACTCGCATTCCAGACAAACAAACCGCCACCTTGAGGGCCGCGATTTGTTGCCGCGTATCCGTTGTAAAAGCTCACGCAGTCATAATAAACGCCGTCTGTAGTTGGGATGATCCCCGCAAGGTTTTGAATGGTGTTGCCGCCGCTGTTACCAAAATCAGCCGCGCTAACGGATTCTCGCATCTTTTCGGCAACCGTCCTAACCTCATCTCCCTCTGTTGTGTAACTAACCAAATCAGCACTGAATTTGTACGGCATGGAAAGTTCTGAATAAACCTGAGAGCCTTTTTTGTCTCGCACAAGAATAGAGTAGTCGCCGGATGTGTAAAACATCGCGGGCGAACCATTGCGCGAAGGGTATCCGTTGATTGTGCGGATTGGCTGCTCTGCCGTGATTGTTAAATCCTCATCCCAATACACAGTTTGAGGGTTGCCAATAGGCTCTAGATTGACTGTGCCAACATAGATATAACCATTCTCAAGAGGGATTCCAGCCGTATCAGCAAAAAAAGGATATGGAGGTGTTACTGATTGGGTCATGGCTGGCCTTTCTTCAATTCGCTTGCAAAGTTGATTGTTCGGTCTATCTTTTGTTTGATTGCTTTTTCTTGCGCTACACTTCTGAGAGCGCGAAGCGTACTCATTACTGGTAAAGGCAAACCAGTTGCAGCGCCCATTGCGCCAGCTTCGCCTAGTGCGGAGATAAGCGTTAGAGCCGTGCCGCTGGTGTTGACCAATGTTCCGGGCGGTACTGTTTCAATCCAGTTAGCCACATCAGCAACATCTCGCACGGTTTGGGCGCGTTGTTTGCCTAGCACAAGATCAAGCCTGCCGTTTGCATCCAATGTCTTAACAGCATCGCCCAACTTCGCAGAACTAAACATAGCTTGATCTGCGGAACCAGTGGCGCGAGAGGTTGCACGTTCTTGAATATGGCGAATCGTGGCAGCTTGCAGGTCTTTCCAAGCGTCCGGGCCTTCGCCGCCAGTTGTATGCAAAACACGTTTCAGAAAAGTGATTTCGTCAGGGCTTGCGCGAAGTATTGAATTGCGGAAAACCTCGTCAGCGTACACACGACGATCATCAGAACCGCGCTTCGTCTGCAAAAGGTCTTTCACAATAGCGCGGTTTTCAAATTTGACAGCTTGCATACGGCGCTGCGCATTGGCCTGTTTCAGCAGTGGGCCAGCATATGGATCAATCTGCGCGTCAATCAGGTTTTTCATTACTGCCAACTGCCTGCGTTCTGTTGCATTTGATGGAGATATTTCGCTAATCTCTCTACGAATTTTTGCAAAATCGCTCACCGTCATTCCCGGAATTTGCTGATATGAATCAGCACCAACACCAGAAAAAGGTGAATTGCTTGATTTTGTTAAAGTGTCTTTTTTAAGTGATATTTCACCGCTGCGGTCAACTTCACCAAGACCTAAATGGGCAATTGACCGCTTAACAGAATCAATTACTTTTGTTGAATCAACGCCATAAGGATGGCTGTTTAACCATGATTCAAGAGTTCCATTAAATACATCTTCACCAAACTGGATCATCACAGGACGAGCAACATCCACCATATTGTTAGCCTCTGGTGATTTATAAAACTGGTTATACATTGCCCGCGTTTTGGCTTTCTCTTTGTCCCAACCCTCAGACAAGGCGCGGATAACACGATCTCCAGCCGTTGATGGTGATACAACGCTTGACCCTGTTTGATCTGCAATAGCGTCAAAGTTTGCCAACACATCACGATGCGCCCGTTCTTTTTGTTCGCGCAACGCTTGACCGCTTTGACGTTTGATCTGATCCCTCTCAAAAGCCAAAATATCAGGGTTACGGGTCAATTCGCCACCAGTCAGAGACACAGACACGGGCAAGCTCTCTGCGGTAGTCATGCGGCGCATCACATCCGGCAATTGAGCACTACCTGCCGAGGCTTTGCCAAAGGCTTGTTCTGCCGCTTGTGACAGCGCATCACCACCAGACATAGATTCACGGGCTTTCGTTGCAATGTTTGCAATGCCTTGTTCTGCGGCGCGTCCAACTTGAGCACCACGCGCCAAAGCCGCATTGCCTGCCACTTGTATCAACGGCACTTGTTGGGCAATTGCACGGCTTGCACCTTGGCCCATTCCTACCAATCCCATAGGGCCAGCAATCACGGGCGGGAGTTTCGCCTCTTCCATGAATTGCGCCACGTTTTGCAGCGTTGCAGCGCCCTCTTGAGATGGTTTGTATGTCATGCCCTGCATAACACGCTGGAAGGCTTGTTCAGGCGTTTCTTGCCCTGTTCCTAGGGCTGCGTTATATGCCGCCATAGCACCGGGGACAACACCAACAGCGGCAGAGCCTGCGGTTAGTGCTGCTTCGCCAATTCCTTTAAGCGTTGTCGGGCCTGAAACCGTTTCAGCCAGTATAGGCTCACGCCCTAGGTCTTGGTATGTAGTTCCGGGGATATTCGCGCCGGGTTCTTTTCTTGCGCGAACAATCTCAGCCCCGAGAATACGGGCATATTCCATATTCCCGGCGTTGTAGGCTTTTTGCAGGCCTTCTTCAAGTTGCGCAATCGTTGCCATTACTTCATTACTCCCAATTCACGGAGAATGTCATCAGTTGATTTGCCGCCACTAGGACGTGCTGAAGGTGTATCAGGGATGGAGTCAGGAGCGCCATATTTTTTAGTCAATGTTGCTCTTGCTTTCAGCATCAATCTCTGGGCTTCTTTTACGTTGTCAGTAAATTGCTGCTCAGATTGAGCGCGTGACAAATTGGTTAATGCGGCGCGAAGCTGCTCACCCTCTGCGTTACTTAATGAGCCTGTCCCCTTCATAGCGGGGATTTGACTCAAGAATGCTTGAGAGCCTAATGTATTGATAAGCGCAATTGCATCAGCAGATTTATCGCTAAATGGCGCACTTCCACCGGGGATACGGCCTTCAATTGCTCCAAGAACTCGCGGCAATGCTGGATTTTGAAGCAATCGATCAGCAGTGTTAAGGAAGTTGTCAATTGTTGCTCTGCCTGATTCCAGATCGGATACGCGCTGTCGTGCCTCTGTTCCAATTTTGTCTTGCATCTCTTGTATTTTTAGCCCAAGTTCCTGCCGTTTAAGCACGTTGGTTTCACGAGAGATAGCCGCATTCAGTGCTGCAATGCGGTTTTTTTCCTTGTCGCTGGCAATGTCATTTTTGACTTTCTCCAAATCCCAAATTGCTTTTTGCTCTGCGTATTGAGCTTGTACGCCTTTTGTTTTTGCTTCAGCTTGTGACTGTTGCAATTCAGATGGAGCTTTTTCAGCGGTACGTTGTTCACCTGCCATTTTTGCCCATTTATCAGGGTCAACAGCAGACAAAGCAAGCCCAAGATTTGCGCCAATCAAATCAGGGGCAGAATCCAGAGCCTGACGCATGATCTTGAACTGAGTTACATCACGCCCTGCGTTTTGGTTAGCCGTGATTTGATCGTCAACAATCTTTTTGGCTACATCAGGAGCGCCGTTACGAATGGCGTTGAATGCTTGAACTCCTAGCGTAAAAGATTCTTCTTTCTGCGCTTCGTTTTGTACTTTCCATGCGTTAGTAAACGCATCTTTTACTTGCGGATACTTGGCCGTAATCATTGCCGCGCCGGAGGCTGAGGGCTTCATGAAATACGACTGAATATCTTGCTGGTATTGGAGTTGAGCCTGACGCGCTTGCTCTTGGGCTACGCGTTGTTGCTCCATCTGATTAACAGCTTGACCAAGCTGCAAGCCTTGCACATAACCTTCAAGCGGCTGCGCAGTTGGTACGGTGTAGTCATAAGGCGCTACCATTTTTAACCCCCATATCCCGGAATGCCAATTGCAGAACCAAAAGCACCCGATGACAAATAACCACCATCAGAAGGCGTAAACGATCCACCTGAACCGCCAAACAAGTTTTTAAACAATCCTGAGCTTTGCGCATAGCCTGCAAGCTGTCCGGGGATTTGATACAAGCCCTGCATGGCCTTGGCGCTACCAAGAATTCCACCAGCTTGTGCAGCACCTGCCTGCCCTTGCAATGCTGCAATCTGCGCCGCAGAGTTCAATCCGCCTACACCAGTCTGTGCTGCGCTTGCTTGCCCGATTTGCGCAAGGTTTTGCGTAGTGGTTTGCCCGAGCGATGTAAGACCGCCGAGACGTGAGTATTGCTGGTTAATCAAGGAGTTAAGCAACTGAGGACGGAACTGTGCCAGAGCCGCCTGAGTGTTGCCACCACGAAGCCCGCCAGTTGCAGATGCGTTTTGCAGCAAAGCATTTTCTCCTTGTTGCGTGAGCGCCTGCATTTCGGGCGACTGTGCAATTTTGTCGATTGCCGATTGCTGCGCAGCGCCACCAGACAGGCCAATTAAGGCTTGCTGTTGCGCCAGTGCAGGAGCGCCTGCTTGTGCGTATGGCTGCAAATTTGTGAGGCTTGCAGTTCCTTGATTTACATAAGGTCGCAGCAATGCCTGAAGAGCGTCGAATTGTCTGCGCTGCTCCTCAATACTGTTTGCTGAAGCCTGTGTTTGCGCGGCGGAAGCGGCTTGCGATGCGTCTGCTGCTGCATTGCTTGAATCAATGCTTCCACCAATTGATGCGCCGATTACTCCACCAATACCAGGAGCAATAGCGTTTCCAATAATTCCACCGACTAGACCGCCCATGATTTCAACTCCATACTAACAAAGCCGTTTTGCTCTTCAACCGGTTTGAATCCAAGTCGTTGCGCAAAACAAATGCTTTTTTGGTTGTCCTTGTGGGCTTTTGTGCGGGCTTTACCGAACCTCTCGACCAAACCGCCCACTACGCGCCGCAATAAGCCTTTTGTTGCCCATTGCCCATGCTTTTCAGGAACTACAAAACAATCAATTTCGTTTCCAGAAACAATAAAACACCCGCCGTTAAACGGGTAAATTTCGCATGTGCTCTCAAGGATTGAACGGGCTTTTTCGTCCGGGCGAATGCCGTAATATTTCTCAGTCGTTGACTGTATTACTTGCCAGACTTGATCGGAGATTAGCGCCATTCCTATGCCCCTAGAACATGGCCGCTGGTTGCCTTATCTCAGCGGTCACAAATATACCAGATTTTTATAAAACAAATCAAGTAATTTCTCGCCCATTTGCGCGAATTGTCAAAGATGTTGCAGCGCCTGCTAATGTGGATATAAATCCACCAGACTCTAATGATTGCCCAACCAACTCAGGACAATGATAAGTTTCACCGGGCGCAATTGATTTTGAGCTAATCAACAAATTAGCAGAGCTAGCAGAGCCGCCCGAAGTAACCAAATTAGCCGAAAACGTAACGTTTCCAGAGGTTGTATTTGTCACTTTGAAACTATCAATAATTGTTTTGCAATTAGTTGCTGTGTATTGAGTAGTTTGTGCATTCTCAGCTTGTTTTGCTGCAATTAGAACTTTTACGGTTACTGTCATGGCATCACCTCTTAAATATTGTTGCTCACGGTTACGATGATTGAAGGAATTGCTGGAACAGGAGCCGCAGCAGCAAAGGCCGCTAATTGCACCGAAGTATCACTGACTGCAAATTTAAATTCAGCGTAATCGCCTGCTTTCAAATCCAAGAAGAAATTAGCAGCACTAAATATCTCTGCGTTATTGCCTTGGACTTGAATTTGACTTGCTGAATTGGCTACATCCGTACCATTGATTGCAGACCAAATCCAAAAATTAGCAGTTCCACCAGTTGATTTATCTAGTTGAATTGAAAACTGAAAGTCATAAACTCCCGGTTCATCAACATAAATTCTTGAGGTTGTCGCACCGATGTAAACACCCTTGCTTAATGAAGTGGTGTTATAGGTGATCGGGTAAGCCGTGTTTGCTACTGCCGCTGTTTGCGTGGTCGTATCCAAAAACATGCCATGCCGCGACCGCTTTACTGGAGGTGCAGGAGGAGCAGTCAAGAGCATATCCAAGTCGTGCCGGATGCCGCTTAAATCTGATTGTTGCGGGATGGATAGGGCAAGGTCTTGGGCTACCTGAGATAGCGTGTTTAACGCTTGCTCTGGGCGTGTACTGGTTAACGAAACCTCATGCGCTAAAGCAGAGAAAAGAGCTAATGCTTCCTGAGCGGTGAATTCTGCCGTATCAGCGGATAGCGTGACTTCCTCTAGCTGGTTGTCTGAAATAGTGTTAGCCGTACTAAACAACTGTTCAAACTGTTTGATGGACTCAGCATCAGGCAGAAACTTTTCCAATTGAGCGCGGGATAGCTTTAACCTCATTCCAAAGCCTCCACAGTTGCCTCAAGCCGCGCAAAACTTGCATGTGCTTGGCTAGTCCCTCTGAATCGCTGCATTCTGAGGTAGTCCATCTTTCCTTGCTGCAACCATGCAAGGCGCTTCATACGTGCACCCGGCGCGCCAGCAGAGATATAGCGGTCTTGGCTCCATGTTTGGCCATCAACAGAATAGGACGTACTTATTCGCGCTTCTTCTGTTGCGTAGCCAGTTAATGCTACCAATTCAAGAGCATGGAATATTGCCCCTTTGCCTTTGTTGTAGGCAATTGATGTGCCAAACTCCCAGCGAACATTACTACCCCATAGGGTAGAAACATCGCGAGTAAGCCTTCCAATTTCTGTACCGTATCCGCAATACCAATCGCCATAACAAAAAACAAAGTTAAGCGCCTGATATGCGGAAAACCCGCTTAGAGTGGTCGTTAAAACATGCCAAACCGCAGTGCCGAATACTTTAGATGCGCCTGCGTCAAATACTAGCGTTTTATCAGGCAAACGGATATAGAGAAACTCATGCGACTTATCAATGCGTGATTCAACTTTAATAGACTGAATTTCAGCTTCTGTATAACTCGCGATGATTTCGTCAATCTCTTGAGTAGAGATTTTCTGCGTTTGTCCATTGGCGCCAATGTAAACAGATACCCCCTCGTTTCTACCAGAGCCAACAAAAGCAATTGAATCTAGGAACTT